CAACAGGTATGCTTGTTTTTCTGCTAGGAGTCGCTCCCTTTCCTTTCGTAGCCATGATTCTGCATCCCGCATCTTCCTTGCTTTTGCTTGCTCTCCAGCAATGATGTCTCTCATGCTGAACACCTCAGAATACAAAGCACCCATCTCAGGTGGAGATTGATAGACCATGCACTCACGAATCTGAACTACTAACCTCTCCATCTCTTGCTGTGCCAAAACCCTGTTTAGGGCTTCTTCCATCAAGTTCACATCATCAGAGAAAACTACAGTCCTAGCCTTCTCCTCTGACTCCCTGATGTGCGCTTCTAACTGTTCCTGTAACTTGAAGAACTCTGTCAGGTTCTTAACGATTTCAGCTTTGACTTGAGTTTCGTCAACAGCAACGTAGTCAGACTTTTTAGCCTTTGCCACAGACTTTGCAGTTTCAGGCTTGGGACTACCGCCAAATAGTTTACGCAACGACCCCCAAAATCCTTTAACCTCTTTGCCAATGGCAATAACTTCATCAGCAGTACGCTTAATAGAGACAAACTGCTCTTTAGCTTGCTTATAAAGGTCACAGCCAGCTTGGATGTTTTTGACCAGACCAGCCGCAAGTAGACAAATAGATATTGGGTCAATTTTGTTTCCTTATTAGTCTCTACGAATACCCAAAAGACCTTGTGGTGTTATTCCACCGCCAAGAAGTCCACTGTATTCAGAAATGGTTTGCCCCATTCCTCTAACAAGTTCTGGTCTTTGGCGCAATGCAACATCTGCGGCACGAATTCCCATAGGAGAGTACAAAGCTGATGCTCCTGCAATAGCTGGAATCGAAACTATTGGCTTTGAAAGAGCCGCAATTCCACCCAATGAGCCAATAGCCAATCTTCCTTCAAGTGTTGAGTTTGCATCTTGACCAATAGTTTTAAGTGCGGCTTCAGATAATTCTTGTCCACGAGCAGTGCCACGAGCAAAAGAAGACTTCTGTCTTGTAATGTCGGATTGCTTTACAGCAAGACTGTATTGCTTAGGTGTAAATACACCATTCTCAGCACCAGTATTTGCTGCCGCTCTTTCCATTACTTTCAAATCACCATAAGCACTATCAACTCTACGCAACTGAGGTGTGTATCGTTGATTTTGCTGATAAAGCTCTGTTTTGAAGTTCTTTAATACACCATCTAAAGCATCTCCAATATTCCTATCTGATGCTGATTGACTGTTTTTATATTTGACAACTTCTTTTGCTAAGTCAGACTCAATGCTCTTATATTCAGCACCAGTTAATGTTTTCCCTGAGAATTTATTTAAGGCAATATTGTTTAACACATTTGTTGCTTCTTCTCTTTGTGCAACAGATGGTAAGTTGGCTTTGTTTAACGCATTAAGAATTCCACTTGTTGTTTTGAAGTCAAGATTAAAGTTCATCTTTCCTAAAACTTCATCGTACTTGTTGGATACTTGTTCTGCGGCATACGCAACAGCATCACGACCAACAACATTTTCAGGAAGTTTGTCTCCAACTTTATCAAGTGCTTTATTGATAACGCCTTTATTAAAATCAAACAAAACTTTTTCTCTTGCATTACGAATTTGGCCACCAATCAAAGGCAAGTTTTGAGCAAAATCTTCAGCTTTTTTATACACGCCACCAAGGGTCTGACCAGGAGTCGGTGTAATTCCTAAATCACGCATTGTTTGCTCTGCTTTAGAGGCAAGAGGATTTAAAACTTTACTAGTTGCAGATACGGCAGCTTCTCCTACTTTTCCAGCTACAGCACCTAATCCAATTTGAGTTGCCTTTTCTTCAGCAAATCCAGTTGGTTCATTCACTGGTTGCATAGCACCTTGTGTTGCACCAGATACTGCAGCTTGTGTCCCAATACCAGCACCTAAAGCACGAGCACCTTGAGCCGCACGAACACCAGCAACAATATTCGCAGGACTTACAACATTACCAACAGTTCTGCTAATGTCAAAACCAGTTTCACCTTGTGATTGTCGTTGTTGCTGATATGCCGCTTCTTCAGCCGCATTCATTGCTCTAACACGTTCTGCTTCAGAACCAAAAAACTGGCTTACTGGATTAGGCGCTAGGCCACCAGCAGAACTAATAAATTCAAGACCTTTTGGCAAAAGTTGAGCCGCACCACTAATAGGGTCTTTGATACCCATAAATAAACCACTTGAGGGGGCAGATACAGGCTGTTGCTGAACGCCAAAATCTTCAGGTTTTGCTAAACCCGCTCTAATGGCTTTCTCCATAACAACAGACTTAGGCGTTCCTTCTGGAATGCCTTGAATTATTGTTCCATTTGGAAGTTCAATATCCATTTTTATTCCTTAAGGTAAGTCACTGAATTTAATTACATTGCCTCTTGGCGCTGGTGTTGATGGCGATGTCGATTGTGGTGTCGGAATATTTTTACCAACCCTATCTTTTGCCGCTTGCAAATAGGATTTAATTTTTACAATTTGCGAATCAAACTCAGATTGCTTCATTGATTGAGTCAATGCGCCAACCGCCGCTTCAAGTTTTTGACCTTCAGCATTAGACAAAGCGCCCATGCCCTTAAGAGCTTGAACTTGAGGCAAAAATGTCTGCGCCTTGAATGTTTCAAGTTGAGCCGCAAAACCAGCGGCATCCGTTCCGGGAATCATAGATAACTGTGCTCCACCAAATCCAACGGCAGCTTTTTTACCGGGATGAGTAGCAAGAGTATTTAAAGTATCTAATGCTGCATCAAATGATGAAGCAAGACCTTGTTGTTGTCTTTCAGCCGCAAGTTTTTTCTCATTTGCCGCCTCTTGACGTAATTGCAATGATGACTCTCTAATTGAATTCATAATCGCATTTTGTGCTTGACGACCTTCAGATGCAATCCTTGCTAACTCTGCTTTAGATGCATTGTTTTCTCTTGCACGTTCTAATCTTGCTTCATTATCTTTACGAGCTTGTTCAGCTTGAGCTTCAAGTTTTTCTCTAGCAAGTTTTTCTTGTTGAGCAAGTCTCTCAGACTGTTGTGATGCCAACAAATCACGTTGAGCCGCTTTATCAGTAGATGTTTGCAATGCAGCTAACACCCTGTCAGGACTACCATATTTAGTAACAATGGACAAAATATCTGCTTCAGTTGCATTAGCTGGCAACCTAGACAATTCATCTCGTAAGTCTTGTTCTTGTTTAATGCTCAGTTCTGCTTTTTGTGCTTCAGCAGTTGTCTTTCTAGCAGTAGCCATACTAGATTGCATCTGTCTACCAGCATCAGCAATTGCCATAGCAAACTGTGGGTCACCAGATTGAGCAGCCAACTGAGCAACCTTCATAAATGACGCAGGGTCAGTTTGGTCAAGTTGACTAGCCAATGCCTGTCTACGAGAAATCAACTGCAACTGTGGGTCTTGACCACCCAAAGCACCGCCAATGCCTTGACCCAACTGGTAACCAGCAGTCCTAGCACCTAAAGCCGCTTGTTGAAACGGGTTTAGTTGTACTTCTTGAGCAGCACGATTCTGAAACTGTGCTAACTGGTTTTGCTGGTACTGTTCAGGAGAGGTAAACAATCCTAAGATATCTGATGCTGCCATTGTCTTTTCTCCTTATGCTACAAATTGTTGAACAGGCACAAATTGTTTTGAAACTGGGTCATAGGTGTATTGCTGTTGCGTTGGTTGTGTATTACCAAATGCTTTGTTTACTGCACTGGCAAGCACAGGACTGTTTGCCGCACCAGACAAAAGATTTCCACCTAGAGAATAAGCATTTGCTGGAGCCATTGTGCTTGCCGCATTGATGATTCCTTGACCAGTTAATTGACCAACATTAGCATTGGCTGTACTGACCTTTTGACCAATAGCAGTGCTTAAATCTAAAGGCTGTTGAGCCAGCCTCTCAAGCCCTGATGATGTATCTATAGCAGTAGTAAATGGCGAATAAGCCGCTGTTTGACCAGTGTAGTATCTACCTTGCAAGTTAGCACCTGTATCAAACAAACCAGCACCATAAGTTATGCGGTTTCTAGCCTCTTGGTCTGCCTGTGCCGCAAGAACTAAATTTTGTTGAGCAATAGAGTTGTAGTAAGCCGCCATTTCAGGGCTTGTATTCATCAAGTTGCCACCTTGAGAAACAGCAACTCCTCCACGACCTGTTTGAAACTGTCTGTTTCGCAATTCAGCAAGTTGAGTTGCTTGGCTAGGTGCAAGCAAAGCCTGTTGTTTAGTAATGTATTCTTCTGCGGCTTTCTCTGGTGTTTTAGCAAGGTATTCTTTACCCAAAGTAAACAAACTCTGTGCCGAAGTAGTTAAAGGCAGATAAGCGGCTCTAGCGGCCTCTACATCAGTCAGACCCTGACCAGAAAGGGTTTTTAACCTATCTTGATAACCTGTGATTTCAGCACTAGGTGTATATCCTGCCGTGACAACATTACCTGCCGCATCAGTTGTAAAGTTAGAAGTTCCAAAGCGAGTAGTTACGCCAACAGGTCTAAACCTAGCCGCATCAGCCGCAATTTGTGCTGCACGAATCTGTGCATCAGATTGTGTTTGAGCCGCTTCCTTAGCTTGTTCAGAAGTTAAATAAGAGCCAGTAGCATTTAATAAACTGGTAATAGCAGATGGTGCAAAAGTCTTTAAAGTTTCTACTGATATTCCAGTTGCATTTGCAATGGTATTCAATATACTTGGAGTAACAGTAGGAGGCACAATAGGCGCTGAAATAGGCGCTGGAGTAACAGGAGGCACAACAGGAGGCGTTACACCAGACATAGGACTACCGCTACCAGTAGTAGGCGTTGTAGTAGTTGGAGGAGTAGGTACGCTAGGAGTAGGTATTGCCGCTGTAAGACCAGTAACTCCTAATGCGGCAGGAGTTAATCCTGTAGCGGCGGCAGTTGCATTTACTCCAGCCGCACCAGTACCAAATCCAGCCAAACCACCTGATGAACCACCGCCAGCCAACAATCCTGCTTCTGTTGCGCCACCAGCAGTTAATGCGGCTAATGGTATTCCAGTAGCTGCCGCTGTAGCCGCCGCACCCGCCGCACCAGTACCCATTCCAGCTAATGTTCCACCAGCCGCACCGCCTGCCGCACCAGCACCGCCCAACAGACCGCTACCAGCCAAATAATTAGCACCTAATCCTAATGCAATCATTGGGCCAAAGTCAGAAACAAAATCGCTTACAAAACTACCAAAACCACCATTACCATTGGCATTGTTATCAAAAACTCCATAATCAATAAGCTGTCCTTTTTCATTTATCAATGGCCTAGCCATGATGTTTGGTTGATTTGGGTCGGGGATTAATTCATAACCTGTTTGAATTGTCAAATACTGAAAATTACCTTTATCGTCATATTTGCTAACAAGTGGCTGACCCTGAAATGTTTGATTGGTAGGTACTGTGTAGCCTTGAACTTGCCTACCACCGGCCCTGCCTGTAGCTGGCCCAAGGTCTGCATATTGTTTAAATTCATCACTAACTTTTTCATAGGCTGGTGTTACGCCACCATAGCCACCAGTTCGATACTCTGGAACGGTAATTTTTGGTAGGTCTTGAGCAACGGCTTGCGCTGCTTCAGGTGCTAACGCTTGACCCAATGATGGAAGTGGCTCTGGCTCTGGCGCAAATTGTTGCCAAATTGGGATTGGCTGCATCCCATAAAACTCACGCAAACCAGTTTGAGGATTTATAGTGCCAGCGCCACCCATAGCCCTTAACATTCCAGCTTCTTGAGGATTGATGTGGGCAAGCATAGTGTCGCCATACCTACCCTTGGATGCTAGATTATTGTATTGATTGTTAAAAAGACTTTGCATTTTTTATTCCTTTAAACAGTTCCATTTGCTATGACATTACCAATCACAGTCAAATTACCAGAGGCATCAATCTTTGCTATAGGGGTCGATATATTGTAGATATACAGCACATTCGATGCTTCAACAAAAGAGAAGTTTGTAAATGTTCCATCTGCCTTTGAAGCAATGGCTGTTTGGATATTTGTGAATTCTGTATCAATCTCAGTTCCCTTGACAACCTTAGAAGCATTGCCAGAAGCAAGGGCATCTTTTGATGCAAAGTTGGTGGTTTTTGTGTAATTAGCCATATTTATTCCTTAACCAAGTTTTCCATTTTTAGCCTGAATCTCAATCTTCTGAATACTCACAGCAGCACCATTTATATCAATTTCATACGCTGTTTGCACAACTTTGCCAAATCCTGATGCTTGACCTACCAAAGTCCCAATCTGGATGCCTGATGAATAGTACGCCACAGGAATTCCATTTGCACCATATTCAGCAATTCCATATTCTGCTACTGTAGATATAGGAATAGTTGCTTGTGTTGCGTAATATTGTGCAGAAAAGTCATACGACCATTTAATAGTAATTATCTGGTTAGTTCCACCAATTACCACCACAGAAATCTTCTTCAATATAGATGTAATATTTTGATCGCCAAGATCAGCATAATTGGTGTAATACTGAAAGCGATAGGTAGAAGCATGGTCAAGATAAGTTTCATACTTACCAATATACCCATTCTTACCAATCAACAAGTCACCATTTCTGCGAGCCAACAATGCAGTTGGTTCAATGCTATCCCAAGTCGTTACCCTAGCTGAACCATCTTGCAACTGCGCCTTTGTATCAAATACATAGACTTGTTTTGCAACAGGAAGCGTTAAAAGGTAAAACGCATTGACTTCAGAATAAACAGCTTTGATGTTAGATTTTGTT